ATTCGCTGCTTTCTTGGTTGGGTCATAGGCCAGATGGCTTGTTGCAATGCGTCGAGTCTCTCCAGTTCCATACGGAGGACTTCTGGATAGGCCATTAGGGCTTCACGGTTCAATCTCTCAAGCTGGCGACCTACTGCCTTGCCAACCACCTGGGTGCTAACACCGAAGCGTCTGCCTATCTCCTGGTTTGAGTGGCCTGCTTGCTTCATCTTAAATATTCTGGTATCACGTTCGGCCAGAAATTCCTTAGTTAAAGCCTTCCCGTTATCTGCCATGTAAATAGTCTAATCCATTTTCATGAATTCTATGACCTCGAATGGAAGTGTAAGACTGCGCTTCATTTTGATAGGCCAGGCTCGTTTGTCACGGGCGCCACGGAAGTGTCGCACATCGTATACATACCCCTCAAGCGCCGTCGGGTCTGGAGTGATGGAGATACCGAACTCTGGCCAGCGCGACCAGACGGAAGAACCAAATGGGCGAAGGTCACGGGTAGACATTGTTGAACCTAGTGGGGCGTGGTGTTCAAGCCACAAAGCACATCCGTAAACATCTCGTATTCGGTCTAGGAAACGTGCGACCTCAATCGCTAGTGCTTCTGAACTCTTCGTTCCGTTGTCTAGATAAGACTTGTACAGCGGACCCATGCAAATGAGTTGAGGTTTAACGCTCTCTACCAACTGCTCAATAACCATGCGGTCCTTGTCGTTACAGATGTCGATTCCCTGTGGTCGAATGTACAGGCGTGCGTCTACTTCCTTTACCCCCGACTTACGTACTGCGTTCTCCATGATGCTCCGCGATGCGCGACGGATAATACGCTCAGGGTTCTCAAGGTCAATCGTCAGTGTTCGTACGGGTGGGATTGGTTGGAATGTGAATGGGTGTATTCCTGCAGCAGCACAGATTGCAACCTGGCGAGCGAGCATGGTCTTACCAACGCCTTCCGCCGCTACAACGATTACACGCTCGCTCTTCTCCAGCAAACCAGGGATAACCCATTCGTACGTATCGTTGTCTGCTTCACGCAAGAATTCCTGCCAATTAACAAGGCGACCTTCGTCCTGTGTCTCTGGAGAATCGAAAGTGTTAATAACCATCGAAAGACGATTGAGTTTTTGGGAGATGGTAAGACCGTCTCGGCCCAGCACTTCCTTAATTGACTCAAGAAGCTCTCCCTCTGTATCGTGTTCATCTTGAGTTTCCAAGATTTCTGCTGCTTGTCCATCTGGGAGCTCGTAATCAATCTCTACCAACTCGCTTGCTTTATGACCGGAAGAGATGTGGTCGGTAATGTCCTTGCCATACGGTGAGATACGAACACGACAGTTGCCACCAGCGGCCAGCAAAAGCTCACGGACACTTAGTGCATGCTTCTTGCCTGGCTCATCATTGTCGGCAATAATCTCTACGAATTCTGCACCAGCAAGAATGTCTGTGAACTCTTGCTCCCAGTGTCCTGCTCCGCTTGACATGGTTGTTGCACAAAGACCTTTTGATACGAGCGTGTCTACATCTTTCTCGCCTTCGACAAGCCAGACTGTTTGGCTGTTTACGATTGCCTCAATCACTTGTGGCAGTCGGTAAAGAACTTTGCGTACTCCTGACGCACTCCAAATGTATTCAGTCGGATTGTCCGGGTCGATACGGCGATGGCTAAAAGACTTAGCACCATCTTCGGTCGTGTATCGAAGTTTCTCGTAAAGGAGATTGCCGTTCTCGTCTTCGTACGGATAAACCTTTGTAAGCTTGCGTTTCTTCTTTGGGGATTTGCTCGCGTTGAGTTCTTTCTTGCGAACAGATACCTGAGACCCTTCGAGACCTAACGCGCTGCATATCTCGGTGAAGTCACACGGGTCTCCGTAATGGCAAGTCATGAGTAACTCCCCACCATCTCCTTCGCCGATACTTAATGACGGATTCTCGTCATCACTACGGCACGGACAACGAGCACCCCATTGCTTTGGAGTGTTCTGATGCACGCCGTCCAAACGGTCGAGCACTCGTTGTACTTGTTCTGAGGCCATGTGCTACTTTGCTTTAGGTTTCAAGGATGCACGATATCGTCGCCGACGCTCAGCCTGACGTTGCTTCGGAGTTAATCCAGCCCACATGCCGTGGAGGTTTGGCGAGCGTAAAGAAAACTCTAGACATTCCTCGTTTACAGGACATGTCTTGCAAATCTCACGCGCGCGAGAAAATGTTTCATTGGTGCGTTCACCATGCTCAGGAAACCACCAATCGGTTGGAAGACCTTTGCAGTCACCAACAAATTTGGGCAACGGTTCTTTCGGAAAGAATAAATCCAGTTCAGAAACTGCATCAAGTTTTCCGATGCTTATATGGCTGCTTCTTTTTTGGGGTTCCTGCATGCGCTCAACGATACAGAGCCGCCAAAGCAATTGCAAGTTTCTAGTCGAAATATCTCACTAATTTATAAAGCAAGTTCCTGACTGCCATTTTGAACCTGTCCCTGACTGTTAACTGCCCACATTCCCGTTTTGCGAATAACCTCATGGAAACCTCGGACTGATAAGCAACTTCGTATACAAGTTCTTGAAATTCATCTGAATTTATGTAAGTATCCCAAATATCTCGGTCAAAAACGTTGTTCTCGAAAAACATGTAATCGTCTAGCGCAGACTTGTCTGCAATTATTTCTGTTCTCCAACCTATTTTCCGCTCAATGTGGTTGACAACGTCAGCGATAGTGGCTATACCACCAAAATCCCACGCCTCGTTAACGAAATCGCTGATGATTCTGTCTTGAATCATGAGTCTTCGGAAGTCTTCTAGCGGAGTTGATTCTTCCCCGCTGTAATCTTCGTCGCTAATGAACACTGGGTCGTTTTCATCTTCCCAATCGAAAGGACCTTCGCTATTTGGCATGTACTTATGATACCACCGCTCGGTGAGCAAGTATCTTTTTTTGTGTACTAGAAGAATTTTCGTCCATTGCTGCGATTGCTCCGGCTATCGGGTCGGTCAAACGATAGAAGTCAATGTATTCAACTATTGCGTTGTATAAAGACCAACCATTAAAGCCGAATTTGCCAGCATTTCTGTCATTCAAGTAAATACTGCGAACAAGTTCGTATATCTCTTCACGATTATTCTTTTGACGCTCTGTTTCGTCCTTGTCTTTAGGGAAAACGGTTCCGATAACTGAGTCAATTTTCTTACCGCCGAGTGGTGCTTGGATTGAAAGCATTCTTTCTGCTTCTTGACCAAACGATTCAGCCCACTTGACAGAAATATTCAGCACTTGGCGCGCTTCTTCGAGCGTTCCATCAACATTTCTTGTATGTCTTGCCGTGAATACACGCTGTGCGCTCTTCAAACCAAGGACAACTGTATTGCTACAGACTGCTCGGATGTCGGTGTTCGCATACCGAATAGGCCAAATGCCGTCGTGCCCTGCAGAGACAACCAAATACCGAGCTATCTTGTCGTTTACACCTGCTGGGTCAATGACTAGCCCGCCAAGCTCAATGGTTGCGAAGAATCGTGAGCCGTTCCGAAGCACTCCAACGGTGTCCATCACGGCATCTCCGTTCGAAGCACCAACAACAGCAAGTGCTCTTTCTAGCACCTCTCGGTTTTGGCGGACTTCGTACCTGGTTCCTACGGTTGCAAGCGCATTGAAAGAACCATCGAGATTCTGACGGACCGTTGCCCTGCTGTCCTCTACTAGAACGACGGAACCGTCCGAGTTCCGTATTAGGTCGCCTTTGTCGTCCACTGCAGCAACACGGGTAAGAATGACGTCGTAGTCGGCTTGTGCGGCTTCGAGCATTTGCTCCATCGTCTGGAGGCCTTCCATCGGAACACCAAGCCGATGCCATGGAGTCATTCTCCCGCCACCGGTGGCATAGGCCATCTTCGCTTTCTGCCCTTTAATTTCAAGTTCGTGTGCCATGGAATCTCCTTGTGACTTACTCTACCACCTGCGCAAGTATGTATAGAATACTGTCAAGTTGTGCAAGAGCGTTTCCACTCCGACCGGACCTGGAAGCGCCTCCGCAATTAGGAGTGGCCTGGGACTTTCTTTCCTTTCTTCCCAGGTCACTCCGATTTTTAATTCTTCTTTTCTAAACTTACGATTTCCGAGATGAATTCGTCAACAAGTTTTAAAAACTCATCTACGGTAAACTTTTTCTTTCCCCTGGTTACGTTTATAGTCTGCATTCTGGTGACGCAGATTTGTTCATTTGATTTAGTTCCTCTGTAGATGGTAATTATTTCCTTCTTATCCCAGATGGCCTGCCACACATCGAGCCCGTCGTCTTTTATATCTAATTCGTAGACTTCGTAATGATTTTTTGTCATGTGCGTATCCTACACATGCCGGGTAGGATAATCAAATGACACGGCAACGTTTATTTCTGGACATTGATTGCGTAGATGCGGCTCGTGAACGAATGCGTCACGTCTATGACACGTTTGACACCGTGTGCGTGCAATTCTCTGGCGGGAAAGATTCAACCGCAGTTCTATATCTCGCAAAAGAGATACATGAAGAGCGTGGTCTCGGTCCTGTGAAAGTAATCTTTCGTGATGAAGAGATGGTTAGCCCTTCCGTAGTCGAGTTTGTGGAGAAGGTACGCAACTACGACTGGGTTGACATGGAATGGTATTGCCTCCCGTATGGAGCAGAAGTGTGGGTACTTGGTCGTCGTGAATACTGCTTGCTATGGTCAAAGTTTCGAGAAGAACAAGGTCGTCTTGTTCGTCCGATGCCTCCGTGGGCAATACGTGCAGAGCACTTCGGTCTTGACCCATCCAAGTCAATACCGGAATCCGTCGATTACTACACTATGCAAGGCAAAAAGGGCAAGGTTGCATTCATTACGGGTGTTCGGGCTAATGAGTCGATGATTCGCTACCGTTCTTGTGTGCAAAAACTTCACGAGAACTACATCGTCATTCCCTATCGCATGAAAAAGAACATTCCGTTGCGCTTTGCCAAGGTTATTTACGACTGGGAAACTGACGATGTTCTTAAGTTCATATCCGAAGAGCATGGAGCTGAGTACTGCGAGTATTACGACCTAGCAGCTCTCACGGGTAGCAACACTCGTGTCGGCATACCGTTACATGCTGTCGCTATTCGCCGTCTTGGTGATGTTGTGGCAACAGAGCCTGAGTTCTACGACCGTTTATACGAATGCTTCCCGCATATTGACGCACAACGCCGGCTATGGACAGACTTCGACCTAGAGAAACGCATTATGCAATACGCTGCAGACGGTTGGAGTGGTGTTAAGCGCTGCGTTGACGAGAATATGGCTACTCCAGGCTTGCAAACTCGCGCGCGCGCATACTGTGCCGAGTTTCGAAAGAAACACAACAAAGACCCACGGTCATATCCGTTGCATTGGTTGATACGTAATCTTCTTATCCATGAAATCAATATCACTTCGGTTAACCCGATTGGGCCTGGAACACGCGCCTACACAATCCAACAAGAACAAGACGCGCTAGACCTCGATAATCTCGGCCTTTGAGCGGCCGGCAATACGTATCGCCTGTTCGGCATCCATGAACACAACAACATAGGATATCTGTAATCCTTCTTCGTTGTATTCCGAGATAACGTCTATAGCTTCAGCGCTAAGACCCAGAACCGAAGCGAGGGATGCTCTTAGTTTTCCGATATCGGTCTCTGCGGTTGCTATGTCCGAAGCATCCTCATCTACCCAGACTGGTTCTGCATATTCGATTGTTGTCGCTCTTGCTATCTCGGTAAGAGTGTCACGGGCATGCTGTGCCTTCACGCAAAGAGTGCATGCAATCTTCTCCGTTGTCAATGCACGTTTGCGGTATTCACTATGACCACACTCAAGCCGATGGGCGTATTGAACTTTTCCCCACGAACCAGAACGGGAAATCTCTAACACTAAACGCTGCGGTGCGGCTTTCTTGTTTATATCAGTCATCAATAGCCTTGAGCGTTTCCATATAGGCCACACCCTTCTCTGTAATGCGGATTAGCGGTTCACCGTTCTCGTTTTCTCCGCATGTCTCAATCAATCCATCGTCGAAAAGTAATAGCAACTCCCCTTCAAGTTCCCAAGCATCATCATTCGCTGGGAATTCAAACTCTATTTTATCCATGAGTAGATAATACCGTTTCTATTTATTAAAGTCAAGACCTTTTTGCAGGAAGTTCATCACGATATCTTCTGCGCCGGCAATACTTTCGATGTCCGTACCTTCGGTTGCGGCATTAACAACGCCACGCTTCGCTTGAATCAAAGAAAATATCTCTTCATCAATCGTTCCTGCGGTCAACAAATACGTTGCCATTACTGAACCCTTCTGTCCAATTCTGTGACAGCGACTGTAAGTCTGGTCAACATCTGCGGGTGTCCATGGAAGCTCAATAAACAACACTTCCTGTGCCGATGTGAGCGTGTGGCCCGTCTTTGCTGCTTGGATAGAAAGAACAATCACTGGGGCTTCATCGATACTGCCGTTCTGGAATAAAGCTTTAGCCTTCTGGACGTCTTCTACGTTCATACCGCCCTGAATCTTCAAGCCACAGTAATGATTGGAAATTGCATCAACTATGTCTCGATGGTGTGCTGCTACAACGACCTTTTCTCCTGCGGCTATCTTTTCGTCAATCCATTCGTACGCCGCGTCCATCTTTGCTTTGGCTGCAAGCCGGCGAAGCACGGACATTCGCATCAAGTGTTCGTGCGACTCCGCGCGTATGCGCGTGCGTACGGCTGCGGAATACGGTGATGCACCTATCTCTAATGCAATTTCGCGTGCACGGTCGACGAGATACTGAACAATATCGTCACGGGCTTCCGTGTACTCCTTCATCGCTGCTTGTGAACCAGTAACAATCACACGTGAGTGACGTACTGGTGGAAGCTCTGAGAGAACCTGTTCCTTGGTACGACGAATGTAGCAAGTTGCGCGCAATGTGTCGTTGAGTTCTTCCAGGTTTGTCGCGCCATCAACATGCCATTGCCCGAAACGGTCACGAAACGCTCCGCAATATCTACGGTAGAAACCCCATAACCCACCGAACTTATTCAACTGTCCAAGTATGTCTAATTGTGCCGCATACTCCGCAGGACGATTGGTTATCGGTGTTCCGGTAAGACAAAGTACAAGGCCATCAGCCGGAGCTGACCTTGCCATCTTGATTGCCGACTTCGTCCGTTTGGCTGTCGGTGTCTTTGCGTAATGACTCTCGTCGTAAACATATGCGTTGTGCTTTAAAAGCAGATTGCACCAGTGGTCAATGTTGCTGTAACCAATAACAAGCACATCGTAACTAAGTGGTTCGGGGAACTCGGAACGGTTGGTTACGTAGACAACGTTTCGATGAGGAAGCCACTTGTTGAACTCATCACGCCAGTTCAACACCAGTCCCGGAGGGCAAACAACAACAGCTGGATAGCTGTTGGTGTTTTCCAACGTGCCGATGGCTTGCATTGTTTTACCAAGTCCCATATCGTCAGCGATAAAACACCGTCTCGCCTTAGATGCGTAAACAATCCCTGCCTTTTGGTATGAAAGCAACTCTCCGTTGAGGGTGGGAATCTCCAGTACGGCGTCTTTTGCCTTTGACGATGCGATTGCTTCAGTTCGTTCCACGTCCAATGCGTCTGCTTCTGTGGTTATGTCACCATTGATTCGTTCACCGAAGGTTTCAGCCCATTTGATGACTTCACGGATTGCCGTCATCGGCGCGCGCCACGCTTTTGACTCTGCGTGCCAAGTTATCCCAGGTAATAGTTTTGCGGCTCTGACTTTTACTGGGTCATACCTAAAACTGAGATACAACCACTCGTTGTCTTTATATACACCATTAGCGACATTGACTGGGTTCGGTAAATCAAACCTAAGAACGTCTGGGTCTATGGTGAAATCGTGTTTGTAGCCAAACTCACGGGCGAAGTTCAGGCTTGACATCGGTACTCGCCACACTTTTGCGACTTTGTCCCATTTTGCCCCTGGTATCAACTTCACATTCTCTACTTCTTTTGGGTCGTACGGGAAAGTCAGAACAAGGTGGTCGTCGGATAGAGCCATTGTCTTCTGAGGTATCGGCAGATACATTCGGTCCTGTAGCACACGGGTATCTTACCAACCAATAAAGAAATATACGGGGCTTGCGAGCGAAGGATTCGTTTGTACGGAGTACAAACGAGCCGAGCGAGCAGGTAGGTGAGTGGGTGAGTTTGGGCATAAAAAAAGAACCCCAACCCTGAGGCTGGGGTTCTTTCGGGGGGACTTTATAGGCAGGCGAGTAATCCGATTAGACCGAGAACTACAAGAAAGGTCATCACTTTGACCACTCTTTCTTGTAGAAGTCTTTTGTGTCTTTGTATTTCTGTATTATTCGTTCTGTTGGCTTTGTAACCACGAAGGCGAACAATACTGCTGTTGCGTACATCAGTAGGTTTGTCATACAACTACATTAGATGAACCATATCGGGTATGTCAAGCATTGTCACCGTGTCGTTCGTCTCGTCTTTTGGGTTGGTCGCACATCAGCACCGAG